TTTCCCCCCTGCGCGTTAGCACGAGGGGACCCTCTGATAATTCCGCCAGCGGTTCAGAGGTTAAACGGTGTCCCGGTTGCTCTAGGAGCGACCGGGAAACTAAGGAAACGATCCGAAATGGACTAAGAATCATTCGGGTTCGGTACGGCTTGCCGTACTGCGAACTCCCGGATCTTAGTCCAACTCAGCTCGGACGTTACCATCTCTTTCTTCTGGGACAAGGCAAGGAGCGGGCCTCTGTCCCCTTCCCGAGGCGCCAGCGCCCCGGGGAAAATGGTCTCTGTTCGCTACAGAGACTGCGGCGCCATGAGCGTTGGGAGCTTGCTCTCAGCGTCGCCAGTATAAAGCGCAACTTGCCAGTGAGTTGCGTTCGCCACACTCCGTCGGCGCGTTCTGCGTGGGAACAGAACGCGTTCTCTCCTCCCCCCCCGACATCACCTGAGTACCTGGCGCACGTTCGTAGGTGCGCCGCTCAGATCTTCACGAATGGATGGGATAAAGGATATGGTTCGTTCGTCATGAACCATCTCCCTAACCCGACGGCCCGAGAAAAGAAACGTTCCCGGGCTGACCTGCTTTGGGCAGGTCGGCGTGAAGAGTTTATTACCGCGACTACGGCTGAGACAGAGTTGCCCTCTGTGCTCACCGCGCGGTACAAAGAAGTTCCGTCTGCTGGGAAGCTGCGGCCACTGGTCATTTATGACGAGACAGTGGAGCTCCTAGGACCCCTGCATAAGTTAATGTACTCCCACCTAAGGGGTACTGACTGGCTTCTTTGCGGTCCTCCGACCGATAAAGTGATGGCATCTGTCTGTGTCAACGCCGTCCAGACCTCCGTGGATCTGGTCGCTGCAACTGACGGCCTCAGCCACGACACAGCTGAGGCTCTTCTTGACGTAGCTTTCTTCACCTCGGTGAAGATACCCCGTAGCATTCGCGCGTTGGCGAAAGCTTCTTTGAGGCCACATGTGGCCGGCAACGACGGGGATCGCCAAGAAGTCCGACACGGACAGATGATGGGGGCCTACCTTTCCTTCCCGCTCCTTTGCCTTCAATCTTACTGCGCTGCTCGTTGGGCGGCTAGGTTCGATGAAGGAGCCCGTTTTCTCGTGAATGGTGATGACACCGTTATCTCTGCGGCACGAGAGGTGTTAGCTGAAGAGTACCCTCCGGGGTTCCGGCTCAACAACACCAAGACGATTCGGGCGTCGAATATCGTCGAGCTCAACTCGACAGTATTCCTAAGGAGGGGGGGCAGATGGCGTGAGGTTCGCCATCTGCGGAGAGGTGGGGCGACTTCTTCCTATAACGGGATGCTCCATATGGCCAAGGCTGTAGGAGTTAGTCCGTGCTGGGTGGACGCATTCGTGCGTTCACGGATAGGAAGAAGTTGGGGGATCCTCCCCTCGCAAGTAGGTCACAGGACCTACCCCTCTTTCCTGAGAGAGAGGGTCATGCGTATCCGCCGGATATTTACCGAACTGCCCGTTCGGCCGGGAACCCAGGATACCAGATTGCGATGCATCGTAGGGCGCGATGCATCTACCGTTGAAGCCGAAAAACTTCGGGACTTCCTTTGGGAGAACGGTAGAGGGGGGGGTTTGAAGAGAGACGAATGGACACCCACTCTAGGTGCCATTCGTCGGACATACCAGTACCGCACCGGTCGTTACTGGTCCCGCCTAAGTTTCGTCGCTTGGGCAGGACGGGGTTATGCCTCCCCCGTAAAAAGGCGGGTGTTCTTCCTACCAGAGGAAGCAGACACCGACGAAGAGAGTCTTGGGCTCTTGCTGTTGGAGTTATGGCATCAAGCCGTTCCTTCGCTGGTGCAAGAGTGAAGAGCTGGGCGGAAACCCGCCGTTTCTGGTCTGTCTAGGCAAACCTTTAACGAAAGTGAATGAGAGAGGGTTTAGCTCTCGAAAAGTGGAGCGTGTCGCCTGCCCGGAAGGCAGGGGGCGGTTCCGAGGACCAGTACGGAGCGGTCCCAGCCTCTTGACAATGCTGGTTAACCTCCCGAAGTACTCTTCGATACCCCACTTGACGAGGTAAGCGGTCCCCTCTCTCAGGATCGGCAATTAAAGTTAGGTCTGTCGCGGGGCACATAGTGCAGGGGACAGACAGTGGAGGGGTTAGTGCTGCCGGAGCACGGCCCTGGGTCGACGAA